ACCATCGACATGATCACTCGTAAATCTCTGGAAATTCTGGAGAATAACCTTGTGATCACCCGCAACGTGAACCGTCAATACGACGATAGTTTCGCAGTAGAAGGAGCCAAAATTGGTTCTACACTGCGTATCCGCCTGCCCGACCGTGCTCTAGTAACGGACGGCGCAACATTGTCTGCTCAGGACGATGCTGAACAATACACCACTCTGACTGTATCCAGCCAGAAACACATTGGTGTACAGTTCACTTCTGCTGAACTTACAATGAAATTAGACGACTTTGCTGAACGTGTCTTGAAACCACGTATCAGCCAATTAGCGTCTAGTGTTGATGCTGATGTTGCAAATGCTTACAAATCTATCGGCAACTCGGTTGGTACCCCTGGTACTACTCCTGCTACTGCTTTGGTTTTGTTGCAAGCTCAACAGAAGCTCAATGAGAACGCCGCTACCATGTCACCTCGTTATGCAACAGTTAACCCTGCTGCAAATGCCGCACTGGTTAACGGACTCTCTGGTTTCTTTAATCCTACCGATGTCATCTCTCGCCAGTTCAAAAATGGCATGATGGGTGAGAGCGTGTTGGGCTATGAAGAAGTCAACATGAGTCAATCCATCAAGTCGTTCACTACTGGTTCTCGTACTGCCACTGGTGGTACATTATCAGCCGCTGTTATCGCAGAGGGTGCTACTACTATCGCCATCACTGGTGCTGGTGCTGCTGGTACTGTCAAGATCGGCGACGTGTTCACTGTTGCTGGTTGCTACGCTGTGAATCCACAAACCCGTGAGTCCACTGGTTCGTTGTTCCAGTTTGTTGCTACTGCTGACGTGACTCTGAGTGGCGCTGGTGCTGGTAACATTACTGTAGCGGCAATCTATTCCGCTGCTAATGCTCTGGCTACTGTTGAAACTCTACCTGCCAACGGTGCTGCTGTTGTGTTCGTAGGTGCTGCCTCTAGCGCTTACGCACAGAACTTGGTCTATCATAGAGACGCTATTGCATTCGCTACTGCTGACCTATTGCTCCCTGGTGGTGTTGACATGGCATCTCGTGCTGTTCATAACGGCATCAGCTTGCGTGTTGTTCGCCAGTACGATATTAACAACGACCGTATGCCTTGTCGTGTTGATGTTCTGTACGGATACGGTACCATCCGTCCTCAAATGGCAGCTCGTATCTGGGGCTAATCCTTAGATAACTGCTACAGACCCCGCCTAGTGCGGGGTCTTTTTTCTAAAGGATACTCTATGAATATCGTCATGGTTCACCCGATTCACGGAGCTAAGGTTGCGATTAACGAAACCGAAATCCAACAAGATGAAAAAAACGGATGGGTGAGGTATAATCCAGATACACCCGCTGAGGTGGCACCCGAATCTGAGAAGCCTAAACGCATTAAACCGATTCGTAAGGTGAGTGACCAATCCATCGAACAGCCCAACGAAGTTCCTGATTTCTTGACTTCGGCAAGCGACGACTCCGAGGAGAAACAACATGGCAACAGCAGGTAATCAGATTGACAGAGCACTCCGTTTACTCGGTGTTCTCGCCGAAGGTGAAACAGCGTCAGCAGCCACAAGTCAAGACGCTTTGACCGCACTCAACCAAATGGTTGACTCATGGTCTATAGAACGATTATCAGTATACGCTACACAAGACCAAGTATTCACTTGGCCCGCTGGTCAGATCACGCGCACGCTTGGTCCGAGTGGTGATTTCGTAGGCACTCGCCCCGTGCTGCTAGATGACTCCACTTATCTTGTGGGGACAGATGGACTGTCGTACAGTGTATCGTTCATCAACGAACAGCAATATAATAACATCGCACAAAAGACGACATCGTCGACTTATCCTCAAGTGATGTTTACCAACATGACATACCCTAACATTGAGATGAGCATCTACCCAGAACCTTCTCAAGCATTGGTGTGGCATTTCATATCAGTACAAGAGTTAAGTCAACCAGCCACACTAGCGACCGACTTGCAATTTCCTCCTGGTTACATGAGAGCGTTCGCATACAACCTCGCGTGTGAAATTGCTCCTGAGTTTGGTGTAGAACCTTCACCACAAGTACAGCGTATCGCTATGACCAGCAAGCGGAATCTCAAGCGTATTAACAACCCCGACGATATGATGTCGATGCCTTACGCAATGGTGGCGCGTCGTGGTAGATTCAATATCTATACGGGTTATCCACAATGAAAACACCAATACTGGGTAGTTCTTATGTTGCGCGTTCTATCAATGCCGCTAATGCACGCATGGTTAACTTGTTTCCTGAGATTATCCCAGATGGTGGTAAGGAACCCGCATTTCTGAATCGAGCACCAGGAATCGAATTGAAAGTGACTGTGGGTGACGGTCCTGTTCGTGGGATTTGGAATCTGAATAATATATTGTATGTGGTCAGTGGTAATTATTTTTACAAAGTTGATGTTAATTATACAGTGACTGAAATTGGACCCATATCTGATTTTATTAACCCAATCTCGGTCGGACCTGTCAGCATGGCAGACAATGGTACACAGATATTTATTGCGTGTAATGGTCCAAGTTATATATATGACTCCAATACAGATACCCTTTCTCCGGTTATGGGGGAGGATGAGGTCGGTATATCGGCTGTCACTGTAGCTTTCTTAGATGGGTATTTCGTATTCAATGAACCAAATAGTCAGAAAATATGGGTCACGTCTTTATACGACGGTACTATCATTGATCCATTGGATTTCGCTAGTGCTGAAGGTGCCCCCGACGGAGTAGTCAGCGTCATCGCAGACCATAGAGAATTGTGGGTGTTTGGTACCAATTCTGTCGAGGTGTGGTACAACAGCGGTAATTCCGACTTCCCACTATCGCGGATACAGGGAGCTTTCAATGAACTCGGTTGCGCTGCGGCATACTCAGTCGCTAAGGCAGATAATGGTATATTTTGGCTCGGTAAAGACGCTCGCGGTCAAGGTATTGTGTACCGTGCCAATGGTTACACGGGTCAGCGTATCTCAACTCACGCTGTAGAGTGGCAGATTCAACAATACGCCAATATGTCGGATACCATTGGATATACTTATCAACAAGAGGGGCACGCTTTCTATGTCTTGGTATTTCCGAGTGCTAACACCACATGGGTTTATGATATGTCGACACAATCATGGCATGAACGTGCTGAGTTTGTTAACGGATCATTCACGCGCCATCGCAGTAACTGTCAATCATTCTTCAATAATGATGTGGTAGTAGGGGACTACGATAATGGTAATATATATGCGTTCGACCTCACCGACTACTCGGACAATGGTGGCATTCAGAAATGGTTACGATCATGGAGAGCATTACCTACTGGACAGACTAATCTCAAACGCACCGCACACCATAGCCTCCAACTCGATTTAGAAACAGGTGTCGGTCTAATCTCAGGGCAGGGCAGTGACCCAGAAGTCATGCTACGCTGGTCGGACGATGGTGGCCACACATGGTCCAACGAACACTGGGTCGGTATCGGTAAAATAGGTGAATATGGACATCGCGCCATCTGGCGACGGTTAGGTATGACAATGAAACTACGTGACCGTGTTTACGAGGTATCTGGTACCGATCCCGTGAAGATTTCCATCATGGGTGCTGAACTCATACTGACTCCGACAAATGCCTAATCCACTCAATGTCCCCGTCACCCCATCGCGGGTACCACTCGTTGATCCGAAAACGAATGGTTTATCGCGTGACTGGTATATGTTCTTTCTATCATTGTACCAACTGGTTGGTGGTAGTTCCGTGTCATTAAATGATTTGCAAAAGGTGCCCCCTACACTGACAATTGATGAAATTAACCATATTATCAATAAAACAACTGAACAATTATCCCCATCTCAGGATGGGTTATTGGCACGGATTGCCGAATTAGAGAAGCAGATTAACGCATTAGAGACGCAACCCCCTTCTTCAATTGATGTGGTTTCTAGCACCAATTACGCACCTGTTACCAAGAATGCTGATTTCTCGGTGGCGATTGATGAAACTTGGTTAATTAACAATAAATCGGGTTCATCTTGTACAGTGACACTACCGACCGCTGGTTTATATACAGGCAGGGTGTTATATTTTCAAAATTATCAAACCCAAACACTTGTGTCAGCATCATCTAATGTGATACCATTGGTGGGTGGTGCCGCAGGCACAGCTATTCTTGCTGCTGTTGCAGGAGACATAGCGACTCTGGTTTCTAATGGCACAGATTGGACAATGACGCAATAGTATAATGTTGTTGAACTAAGGAGAAAGATATGACAGTTCAGATAAAAGTCCTCGTTCCTAGCAAGATAGTCGAGTCTGTTCAGACTACCCAGTACACAGCGTCTAATGTAACCACAATCATCGACAAATTTACAGCGACAAATTACAACACTGTGGCTGCCACAGTTTCCGTCAATCTTGTTACAATCGCTGGTTCTGCTGGTAATGTCAACCTGATAACCAAGACCAAGACGCTTCAACCCTCTGAGGTTTATACATTCCCTGAATTAGTGGGTCAGATGTTGAGTAATGGTGACTTTATCAGTACAATTGCGGGAACTGCTAGTTCTATCAACATGCGAGTCAGTGGACGTGAGGTGACACAATGACCACAGATGTGACCCAACTCGAAGATGTATCAACATTCGCTGTTGGGGGCGCAGTATTCGCGCGTGTGCCAGCACTTGAAAAAGAATTATTGAAATTACCACAAGCTAACATAATCACAGAACATATTTTCAATAGTGGTGTGTATGAAAGAAAGATCACAATCCCACCCTGGGTTGTTTTGACAGGAGCAGAACATAAAACAGATTATCGTGTGCGACTGGAGTGCGGCACAATTGCCGTAACTACTGACGATGGTGTCAAGATAATAACTGGACCGTTGGAGTTTGATGCAAAAGCAGGAACACAGCGAGCCGGTCGTGTGTTCGATGAAGAAGTCGTATGGGTAGATATTTACCCAAATCCTGATGATTGTGTTGATTTATCGGTATTGGAGAAACGACTATATGTTGTACCGGACTGCGGACTGGCTGATAGTCGAACTGAGATACAGAAAGCAAAAGTAGATTATGGTGCGTTCCTCTATCAAATTGGTATGACCCAAGAGGAGATGGACAAGATTGTTCACATCGAGTGTGATTTAATGGAGATGCCCGATGGGGTGTTTACTGAGATGAGAGACTCATCTATCCACGGTAAAGGATTATTCGCCACAGTTGATTTTGAGGCGGGTGATGTGGTATGCCCTGGTCGAATTGATGGTATGAGAACCCCAGCGGGGCGATACATCAATCACTCACCAAATTACAACATTATTCCTGAAAAAGTAGGGGATGATATTTACGCAGTCGCCGCGTGTAGAATAATAAAAGGCGACGAGTTACTTGTGGATTATAGATCGTCAATGCGTGTCAATTTCGGCATCACTGTACAAGGAGAATTATCATGAGCGGATGGGTAGCCGGTGCAGTAGTAGGAAGTGCGGTGATTGGTGGTATTGCTTCTAGCGAGGCTGCGGACACTCAATCCGATGCCACGAAGTATGCGGCAGATCTTCAATATAAACAATGGAAAGAATCGAGTGCTCTGCAAGAACCGTGGCGTATGGCAGGTCAGAATGCTCTCAATAAACTCAGCGGGTTGGTGGACTACCAGAAGTTCGATATGGGTAATTTTCAAAATGACCCTGGTTATGCTTTCCGTATGTCTGAAGGGATGAAGGCACTCGAAAAAACAGCAGCAGCCCGTGGTGGTCTATTATCTGGCTCTACACTTAGAAGTGCCCAGCGATACGGCCAAGATATGGGATCACAGGAGTATATGAACGCATTTAACCGGTATCAGACCGAACGGGCTGCCCAGCTTCAACCGCTCCAGTCCTTGGCTGGTATCGGTCAGACCACAGCGCAGCAACTCGGTCAATCTGGTATGAATATGGCATCGAACGTCGGTGATCTTATGACGAGTGGTGCAGCAGCGCGTGCCTCTGGCTACGTGGGTCAAGCCAACGCTCTCACGGGTGCTCTGAATACTGGGTTGAATTATTATCAAGGTCAGCAGATGATGAACCGATTGTTACCACAGCAGACGTGGGCAGCCCCCACGACTGACTATTCCACCGGTGCCAACTATGGGTTTACTGGTGCCAGATTAGGAGGTTAATCATCATGCCAATCAATCCTAACATATCCTTGGCTGTCAAAGGCATTGAACTCCAAGACCCACTGGCACAATACGGCAAGGTTATGGCGATTCAGGATGCTCAGTCGAAGAATCAATTGGCTCAGATGCAGATGCAAGAGTACGAACGCACTCGTGGAGAAGAACAAGAAATCCGAAACCGACTAGCGGGCGGTAGACCAATTGATGACCCCGATATCGTTAACTTACTCTATGGTTCTAAAACTGGACGAGAGATTCTCAAAGCCAGAACTGAGACGCAGAAGGCAGCAACGGAAGAAGCAGCTCGCCGCGCGAAGTTGATGACAGATACAGAGTCAATGTATCGCAATATCGTTAATCACGTCGTTGATAAGAGCAGCGCTATCTCATTTCTCACGAAGATGGTTAACGACCCCGCGATGAAAGGTTCACCGATTACACGCATCCCATTCGAGCAGCAAATCGCAAACATTCCAGATGACCCTGTGAAATTAAACGATTGGAGTAAACAGTTCGCCCTTGGTGCGACTAAGTGGACCACTGAGAATAAACCGACAACACATGTTATTGACCTAGGTGGTTCGCGTCAGATTGTACAAATACCAGGACTCGGTGGCACACCTACAACCGTGGGTACTTATGCGAGTGTTCCATTACCTCCTGACGTAGAAGCACAGAAATCGAGAATTGCTGGAGCAGGGGCATCTCGTCAAAGAATCGAGGTCAATGCCCAATTACCCGCTAGTGAAGAAGCACAGAAACAGTTCATGCAGGAGACTCGTCAAACATACGGTACACTTAAACAAGCACCCGTTGTATTAGAAAACATTGAATCTGCTAAGAAGCTCATCCCTCAAGCAAAAGGGTTCATGGGTGCGGGTGGTGAATCTGTGCTGCAAGCCGCTAGTTTCCTGAATAACCGACTTGGTACAACGATTGACACGAAAGGTGTTAAGAGTGCTGAGGAATTACGCTCGCGTCTATTC